TTACGTTAGCATGAATTTTTCGAATTTTTGTCCGTTTTTTTCTTCTTGGCTTTTTGTTACGTGGATATAAATATTCATTGTTGTTTTTGATGTGCTGTGTCCTAATCTGTGTTGGACGTCTTTTATTGTCATGCCTGCTTCGAAGCATAGGCTTGCGTGGGTGTGTCTTAGTGAGTGAAGTCTTATTTTTCTTAGATCATGTTTTTTTATTACTCTTTCAAATCTTTTTCTTGGACTGTTTAGGTTTATTAATTCTGATTGTTTTGTTGTAAATATATATTGGTTTATGTTTTGGAGTTTTAATTTTGATTGTTCTATTTTCCAATTATAAAGTTCTTTTATCGTTGTTTTATCTATGGATATTGTTCTTATTGAGCTTTTTGTTTTTGGACTTGTTATTGCTTTTTTGCTTTGTCTTGTTACGGATAGGGATTTGTTTACTGTTAGGGTTTTGTTTTTAAAGTCTATATCATTCCAAGTTAAGGCTAATATTTCTCCTTTTCTTAATCCTGCGTATGTTGCAATTTTAAAAAATAGGTACCACATTTGATCTAGGTCTTTTTTTGCGTGGTAGAGAAATTCTTTTAATTCTTCTTTGTCCCAATATTCTAAGCTCATGTCTTTTTGTTCTTTTCTTATGGTTGGATAGATTATGTTTAAGCATGGGTTGTAATCTGTGTAGCCTTGGTTTATGGCGAATTTGAATAGCCTATTTAGGTAAATGTTTATTAATTTAAAATCTGCTATTTCTTGTGATTTTTTGTTTATTAATTTTTGGATTACTGGTGTTGTTATTTTATCTAGTTTTTTATTTCCTAAATAGGGAAGAATATGATTTTTGAATACTCCATATACTCTGGTATAGGTTGTGTATTTTACTGTAGGTTCGTATAGGGGCAGCCAATCTTTTAATAGTTCGTTTAGGGTTATGTTACAAATGGATTTTACCCCTTGTTTTTTGAGTTTGGCATATTCTATTTGTGCTTGTTTTTTGCTTATAAATCCTTGTCTATTTGTTCTTATTTCTTTTCCTGTTAGAGGATCTTTGCCTAAGTAGATGTTAAATTTATAGAGAGTTTGTCCGTCTTTGTCTTTGTAGCTTGTTATTTTCATTTTTTTCCTCCTTTCTTGATACAAATAAAGCCCTTGGTAAAGGGCTTATAATATTGAATATTTTTTAGAACATGGGTATAAAGATAAAAAGGTTAGGTGTTGTTTTATGTCTTACAAAAAAGTTTATAATCTATTTAAAAAAAATTTAATGAAATCAGTTAATAATTCTAAAGCTATTGATTATGAGTATAAGTCTTTAGATGAGAGTTATAAATCTCAAAAGAAAAAAAATTGAGAGAAAGTTTAATAGTCATCTAAAGAATGATGATTTGTTTGAGCAGAAGTTTTAGAATAGATAATTATAGGTTTTAAAATTGATATTTTATTAATATCTAGTCCTAAAGCACTTTTAAAAACTTCTGCTGTTATTACATTCATTTGTGTTTCAATTCCAGCTAATGCTCCTTTTTTTAAATCAAAGCTATTTATTGTATCAATACTCCCCATTAATTCGCCGACTACGGTCATATCGTTATTAAAATTATAAGAAATTTGTTTTGGCTTACATAGTAAATTCTCTTCAATAATAGGGATTATGTAATTATCATTATAAAAAATAGTATCAGTGGGAAGTAACTTTGAAATTAAATCAAGCATATCTATAATTTGCTCTATAGTTAGATTCTCATCATTATTATTATTATTTTTATCTTTTCTTCTTTGTTTTCTATTTTTCTTTAACCCACTATTTTCCATAAAACATTTATCTTCAAGTATAGTTTTTAATTTATTAAAATTTATAAATTGTAAATCTTCGTTTATTTCAATTATTTTTGAACTTTCATTTGGATTACTACTTATGTTCACTGTATCCAAGAATTTATTTATTTTTAAATAAGCATCGTATGTTTTTCTTATACTTTTGCTATTATAATTGGATAATGATTCTTTTATTGAATCTGATACCGTTTTATCCTTTAAAGATGTTTCTGCAGAAATGAAATGCAAACTACCTTTTAATATGGCACCCTTGTCTGTTATTGATTCTGATTTTTCATTTTCTATAGTAGATGCAGAATCTTTTGTTAGTTTCATATCTGTTAATAAACCCTCATATATTTGTGAAATATATGAGTTTATTGTATTTTCATCAATATATAAATATTTTTTTATTTCAAAATCTTTCAAATTTAAATCCTTTCTAAAGCATTACTGTATAAATTACTATTTCCTTATAAAGCAAAAAGCCCTATCACCATAACAGTGATAGGGCTTTGCAGTTCGAGATTTCTCTCGCAACTAAGTCATCTATATATCACTACTATAGTACGTATTGGCTAAATTGTCAATTAGAATTTTATGATTTCCACCATATCTCCTAACGAAATATCGGTGGGGGAGTCTTTATTCGTATAAAAAAAAGCGGAGAACTAATGTTCCCCGCTTTATGACACTTACGTTTGTGTCGCATCTTTTTTAAAAATGATGATCCCTAATGGTCATCTCATGCTTATAGTATACATTAGTTTTTAAATTTTTTCAAGAAATAGTTTTTGAATAGTTTTGCTTATGTCCATCATATTTTCTTGAGGTAGTTGTATATCTATTAATGCATCATTATTATTTTTTGGATCAAATATTCTCATTTTGGAGATTGTAGTTATTTGGGAACAACGTGCATAACTACCTTCTTTTAAATGCTCTATTTTATTTAATCTATTTTTGGATTTTTTTATACCAGAATTTAATTTTTTAGTAGTTTTTTTAACTTTTTTCAGATATGCTCCGAATGATTCAGATTTAATCTCTATATCCTTATCTTCAGAAGTAGAATTCATTTCTTTTTTTACTTGATTTCCCTTCTCTTTTAAATCTTTAAGCATTTCATTATATAAATTTATTTCAGTTTTAAATTTTAAGTCTAATAAATCATGTAAAGTTGTACCTAAATAGATTTCGGATCTATTTAAATCTTTTATGGTTTTATTACTTTTTAATGATGATAGGGGAACAATTGTTAATAATTTATTTCTTTTGTTATCGTGTTTATTTAAAACTACGCAATAATGTTTGCCTCCGAATTCATCTCCAACATTAAATCCAAGGTTGACATCTATAACTGCTCCGTATTTATAGACTGGCAAATAATTTGCACTGAATTTATTTTCAAAACTTAAATAGTTTATATAATCATTAAGCCAATAAACTATAGAAGCACATCTTTTTTGATTTTCATCTAGTGAATTATTTATGTAATTTTCCAGACTTGCTATTGTGTCATTTTTGAATACTATAAACTCATCTTTAAATTCTTCTTTTTTAAAATCTACCATATTACCTCCTTTCTTTTTTATGTATTTATATAAAATCCCCTTGGAGATTGTATATTTGTTTATTTACTCCCCTTAACATACATTCCAACCATTTCACCAAGTATTCTAATATTAGTTGATTCATCTAAATTAATTATTATAGGAGAGTAGGATTTATTTTCGGGTTGAAGTATTATCTGATTTTCTTTTTTGTAGAATCTTTTTAAAGTAGTTGTATCATCAATAAAAACTGCCGCTATAGATCCGTTTTCTACTTGTGGTGTTTGTTTGAAAAAAACTAAATCTCCTTCATGAATACCTGCATCTATCATTGAATCTCCATCAGCATAAAGGCAAAAGTCTGAGTTTATCATTTCTGGGTCTGCTGTGAAATATCCTTCATAGTTTTCTACGGACATTACTGGTTTACCACATTGGATATGCCCAAGTATAGGAATTTTTATTATTTTTTTTACTGGTATTACTCCTGGTATATTTGATAGGTCGATTTTATCTTTTTCCTTGTCTTTATCGTCTTCCCATCCCATTAAATAAGCTGGTGTTGTATTTAAAGCTGCTGCTAATAATTCGATTTTATCTGATGGAATATTTTGTATATTTCCATTTTCGTATCGTTGAATAGTAGCTTTTGTAACTCCAACCTTTTGTCCAACTTCTTCTAAAGTTTTACCTAATTGATTTCTCTTATATTTTATTCTATCAGCTAACTTCATACTTGCTCCTTATTGATTGTTAATATGATTATATAACATTTCGTATCAAGATACAAATATTTTATGATTGATTACAAATTTATCTTGACACGATACTTATTAGATGGTATTATTATGTTACGTAATAAGAAACAAATAAGAGAGGTGATGATATTTTTGATAAATGTAAAAAAATTAAAAGCTATATTTGTTGAAAAGGGTAAAACACAAAAAGATATTGCACGAATGCTAAATATAAGTGATAACACCATGACTAATAAATTAAAAAAAGGAATTTTAAACTCTAATGAAATTTATAAATTAATTGATTATTTAGATATTGATAATCCTGTGGAAATTTTTTTTGCTGAAGAAGTTACACAATAAGAAACTATTTAAAAATAAAGTCATGGAGATTTAATTTGCTGGTGTAAAAAAAGATGGATAAAAAGAAAGGAGGGGGAATGGAATGTATTTTGATAAGTTTGATTATCTCTTTAATCATAAGCTCATTTTCAGCATATCTAGTGGTTAAAAATAATTTAAAACTTTTAAAAAAGCTAGATAGGGATAATAAAGAATTTCTTAATGATATTAAAGATTTAACTCTAGATGTAGTTAGAAATTATCTTAAAGACAGATATCAATAAATTGTGAGCCTAAGTTTGTTAGATATATTACTCCTTTTTCAATTTTAAGGATTCCATCTCCAGACTTTGGGTATGCCGAGGTATATGAAGAAATATAATCATAATCTTGGAATTTGTTGTAAATAGAATTATCTGAAAAGTGTCTATCAAAAGAAACTTCAACTAGTCCTAGTCTTTGTAGATTATCAATCGACGCAGACATTACATCTGACATAGGTTCTATTATTCTATTTGAGAAAAAAATATATTGGTATCTTTTGTCATTTATAAATTTATAAGAATTATATCCAATTTCGGTTCTAGCAATTGGCTTTCTACTCTTATAATCGAATGACAAAAGGTTTAGTGCATCTACTTTATTTAGTTGTTGAATAATGTTTGTGAAAGATGTTCTTACTTTTGAGGATTTAGATTTATCCATTGATGAGGCAACTAATTTTGCAAACATTGAACGAAGTTGTTCTTCTTCAAAATAGTATTTTGAACTTTCTAATGCGGGACCTATAATTGATAAATCTGGTTCTTTAAGATTATCAGGATCAATTTGATTGATTTCATTTTCTAATTGTTCTTTATAGTCTTTTAGTTCTTTATCTTTTTTAAGCTGATACTTCTTATTAACGTTATCAATTCGACCAAAAGTTAAATCCCAGAGGGAAATTATGGTTTCAGATATTCTTTTGGCTACAGGGCTTAATGTATCATCTGCTAATTTATTTACATCTAAGTCTATATTTACTGGCATAATATCTCCTTTTTGTTGTAATGGTTATATTATACTTAAAAAAATATTATATACAAGATATTGTGGAGGTAAAATTGAAAGATACTACAAGTGGTAGATTGAACTTTTATAGGAGAAAAAAAGGACTGAGCAAAAATAAGGTTTCAAAAATTTTGGGTTGTCATATTAATACTTATTATTTGTATGAAAAGGGCAATCTAGAATTGCCTGTAAGATACGCAAAAAAACTTGGTGAATTTTATAGGATTGATTGGTGGTTATTGTATGAGGATTAGAAAGGAGGTGGAATGGACAAAAATATTAAAAGTCTTAATTATGAGATTTGTGTAGATACTGATGGAGCTAAGGAAAAGCTTGATGAAATTAAAAGAATCATTGACAGAATTGATTTTCATTTTAAGGGTTTGAAAAAAGCTGTCAATGATTTAGAAAATTACAATTCGAATTTTGAAATCAAGTACTCACTTGATGCTTGTTCTAATAAGTCTTGCCAGGTATCGAATGATGAATGATTTAATGGAGGTTTTATGAAATTTGATTCAAATATTATTGATTTAGAATGTAATGTTTTTGTAGAAAGTACGGAAGAGGAATTTGATATTCAAAAGGAATTTATAAATTTTAAGAGAATTTTGAGAAAAAGAACTGGGAAAGATATTAAATTTAATATTGTATTTTTGAATAGGGATAGTAGGGAGTATTCTGTATTAAAAAGTAGATAGCTCTAGTTAATCCAGAGCTATATAAGTTATTCGACTGAATCTATGGGGTCGTAGTCAATAGCAAATTCAGATGATTTGGAAAAGGCTTGAAATGATAGTGCAGGTGCATATAGGTAGGCATCTTCATCATCATATTCTTCATCTTCCAAATCTTCTCCTAAAATAGTTAGATTTACGGTATCCATATTATCGTCTTTTAGTTGTTTAACTATTTCGTACAATTCGGAAACTTTAACTTTTATTGAATTATTCATAATATTTTCTCCTCTCTGGTTTTATTATAGCAGATTGGAGATTGGTTCTGTAAAAAATGTCAAAGAAAAAGAAAGGAGTAAGAAATGGAAACAAGCAGGATTGTAAAAGAAGTGCTTGGACTTGAAAGAGAGAATTTGGAGCTTAAAGAATTATGTAAAAATCTGTATATGTACAGCCTAGATATAAAAGATGGAATTACAAATGACAAGAAAAGTATAAGAAATAAGGATTTTTTAAAGCAAAAAGAAGTCTATGAATATTTGGGAATTGGATCTGACACACTTACACAAATGAGAATTGATGGACTACCTTGTTATAGGTTATCGGATAGGAATATTTATTATAGCAAGGAAGATATTAAGAATTTTTTATTAGAAAGGGAGATGTAAAGATGGAAAAGAAGAAAACTAGAAAAATTAGAAAAAGAAGTGAAGTTTTTGAAATGTTAGATGGAAGAAAGCTTGATGATGCTTGTGTAAGATTTACTGCTAAACCAGAAAAGGAAAGAATGAGGGATAAGGTTTTGGGTGTTTCTATTGTGGCTATGTTAATGCTTTTGGCAATTGGTGGGCCTAATGAAACTATTAAGACTGCAGGTGTTGTGATGATGTTTCTAGCTTCTTTAATGGCATTTTTGGCATAAAAATAAGCCGAAGGCAATCGGCTTTTTAGAAATATATTTATAGGATTATTATACTACGTTTTGAGTTTTTGAAAAGGCAAGAGATCTCTCCACTCGTTTCACTCGGTCGAGATGGGGGTGGTGCTTGGTTTTTGAAAAATGCTGAAAAATCTAAGGATATTAATTGATAAGACTATAGAAATGTATGTAGAAAATATAAAAGAATTATGAGTTGGAGAATATTTATGAAGATAGAAAATCAAGTTATGTTTATGAAAAATTTAATTAATGTTGATGATGAGGATGTTATTTCTCTTGGAGAGTATTTCAATGGGGTTGGTTCTGGTATTAATCCTAGAAAGAATGGTTGTAATGAAGATTGTTTTGATATGCACTTTTTAGTTTTATGTGAACTAAAAAGAAGAGGAATCTTTAAGGGTGATATTGAAAGATTTATTTAAAATTCATTTAAATATTAGTTGTAAATTTTGTGCAAAAAAAGAATGAGGTCGATTGACCTCATCCAGTGTGTATATCTCCATATATAATATACCTCTGGAATTTCTTTTTGCAAGGGAGATTGCCTATTTTTCAAGGAAGTTTCTACTTCCTTTAGGTGCTTGTAATGGGTATTATCTTTTGCGACATTCGTGAGGAATTATATATATGAGAAATTTTATTAGAGAAAAGAAAATAGTTTGTGGAAAAAAATATATGGAAGTTGATCTATATTCTTTAAATGAAAATCAACTTGATAAGAAAAAATCTAAGAGGAGTAAAAAGAAAAAAGTATCTCTACCAAAACAGGATAAGCTTAATGATAAAAATGCTAGAAGAAAATTTATTTGGCTTGCTGAATCAAATTTTGGAGAAGGGGATATATTTTTAACTCTTACCTATAAAGATAAATATTTACCTAAGTCTTATGATGAGGCTAATAAGGAGATGACTAATTTTTTTCTAAGGATTAGAAGAAGAATAAAAACCTTGGGATTAGATCCTGAATTTAAGTATATAGTGGTTACTTCTGAAAAGAAAAGTAAAGATGAGTCTATTAGGTTTCATCACCATTTACTTATTAAAAGTTCCTTGGGAAGAGATGAGATAGAAAATTTATGGAGAAGGAGAAGAAAAAAGGGAGAAAAGATTGGAGATACTATTGGTTATGCTAATAGTAAAAGAATACAAGAGGATGTGAATACAGGTATTTTAGGTTTGGCAAATTATTTGGCTAGGCATTGTACCTATAGGAGAAGGTGGTCTTGCAGTAAAAATTTAGAAAGACCATATATAAGAACTAATGACCACAAGTATTCCAGGAAAAAATTAATAGAGTATGCACTAGATCCTTATGATATCCAAAGGTGGGAGAGAATATATAAGGGTTACAAGATTACCGATAAAGATAATGGAATAGTGGCTACTTATAATGATTTTACCGGGTGGTCTATATATTTGAAACTTAGAAAGAGATTATGTTAGGAGAAAAAGATGGAAAGATTTAGTATTTTAAATCCAAATTTATTTGAGGAGTTTCTTGCAACTTGTGATAGTCATCTTAATGCAGTGATGGTAAAAATTTTAAAGGGGGAATTTGGTTCTGGAGATATAAATATAAAAATCTCCTTATCTGCTATTAATGATGAAGTAAAAATACCAAGAGAAGGTGATGATTTTGAGATAAGGACTTTTGTAAAGCCCGTTATTGATTTTAATGTGAAATCAAGCTTGAAAAAGTCTTTTTCTGATAAGGGAGCTAGTGATACAGATAATATGGTTATTGAGCTTTCTGATAAGTGCATAAAAATTGGCAAGATTGATGATGGGCAAATGGATTTTTTTAATTAGGAGGAAGAAATGTTTTTAAAGATTAAATATGAAAATGAATCGGCTATATTTTTGAATACTGATTTTTTTTAGGGTTTGTAGGGTTGATGTTGAAGATAAGTCTGCCCGTTTGGAGATTATTAATAGGAATGGGGAAGAAGAAATATTTGATGCTATTGAATATTCTGGAGAGTTTAAAGATTTTGTGGAGGGCTTATAGTGCCTGTAATTATTAAATATTTAAATTTGATGATACTTGTAGGTGATTTTTGCTATTTTGGTTTTAAAAGATTTGGAACAATAAAGTTAGATTTTTCTAGATTTGATTTTGGATTAGTATTTGGGCAAGTGTCAGTTTTGGCTTTTGTTGGAATTATTGTTTATAGGTTTTTAGGATAGGAGTAATTTTGTTAAGGATTAAGACTAATAGGTTTTTTAAGAATTTGTTTATGGGTTTTGGTAGACCTAAAAAGATTTATGTAAGTATAAGGCAAGATGAAGAAACGTCAATAATTTCTTTTGGAGATTTTCAGTTTGATTTGAGGGAGATTGGTCTTTGTTTGAAAGAAGTGGAGGCAATGGATGAAAAAGAAAGTGAATAATGTAAGAGATATGGTTATTAGTGTAGAGTTTGATCCTATAGAAATTGGATTTATTCAAGCTAGTATTGATACTTATTTGGAAAAGGCAAGGGAAAAATTTGGAGATAAAGATGATTTGGTTAATTTACCATCAATTGAATCTATGGCAATGACTTGTCTTGGTAAATTCGATAAGGCTGAAGATGAGCTAGAAAAAAATTATGAATGGGGAGAAATAGATGATTAACAATTTGACTCTAGTAGGTAGGCTTGTTAAGGATCCTGAGCTTAGGTATACAAGGTCTAATATTGGTGTTTGTTCTTTTGTACTTGCTGTGGATAGGGAAATGAGCAAGGAAAAAAGAGAAGAGGCAGAGGCAAATAATTATCCTACGGCAGATTTTCCAAGGATAGTTGTATGGGGCAAGATGGGAGAGATTTGTTCTAAGTATCTCCAAAAAGGCTCTTTATGTGCTATAGTTGGCAAAATTCAAACTGGTTCATACAAGGACAAGGACGGAAAGATGGTTTATACAACTGATGTAAGAGCTGATAGGGTTAGGTTTTTGGATTCAAAGGCTAGTGGAGATAAGGATAAGGCTGATTCTCATAATAATATTACAAGCATTGATGATTATTTTAGTGATGATTTTGTGGAAATTCAGGATGATAATATTCCTTTTTAGGTGAGTTATGGAAAAATTGTATTTTATGGTTACTGCTGATGAATTGGAGTGGCCAATTGCTGTCGGTAGGTCTATTGAGGAGTTGGCGAAGGAAACTGGCAAGTCTGAGATGGCTATTTATTTTAAAATGAGAAATCAAAGGCTTGGTAGAAGACAAAATGGTTATAAGGTGGAAGTTGTGGAGGTGGAAGAATGAAAACTAAGGAATTTATTAAAAGATTTGAAAAATTGTGCTTTAAGAGGTAAACAATGAACTTAATTAGAAAGATTGTTTGGCATGGTAGGCCTATTACTAAGAAAAATCATCAAAGAATTGTAGGTCGAGGAAAGCGTAAGTGGATTGTACCGAGTAAAGAGTTTATTAATTATCAAAACATATGTTTATATCAAGTTAAGAAAAAAGATAAGTTGCAATTATCCACTCCTATTAATCTTAAATGTTTATATTATATGCCTACTAATCATAGAGTTGATCTTGTAAATTTACTAGAGGCAACTTGTGATATTTTAGTTGAAGCTCATGTAATTGGAGATGATAATTCTAAAATTATAAAATCTCATGATGGATCTAGAGTCCTATATGATAAAGATTCTCCAAGGGTTGAAATTTATTTGGAGGAATTTATAGATGAATAATACTTCTTGTTTAAATAAATTAGATTTTGACTTAGATATAATAATTAATGTTTTAAGAGATGATTTTGGTTTTAAAGATTTAGATATAGATTGTTTTTTGTGTTTATTAGAGTTTAAAATTGATGATAATTTTGAGGAGGTTTTTAGTGATTAAGTACAAGGCACCTTACATATTAAGTAAAAAAGATGGAGATATTGGCTATGATGTAAGAGCTATTGAAGATAGGATATTGGAGCCAATGGAAACTGCTACTATTTCTACTGGTGTTTTCTTGGAGTTAGATGATGGTTTTTATGCTGATTTAAGGGCAAGGTCTGGTAATTCTAGTAGGGGTTTAATTTGCAATTTGGGTCTTATTGATACTTCTTATAGGGGTGAAATTAAGGCTTCTATTACTAATTTAACTGGTAATGATTATGAAATAAAAAAAGGCGATAGGATTGGCCAACTTGTTTTTAGGAAAGAAAGTATGGTTGATTTGGAAAAAGATTTGGAGATTGATTGTAATACTGATAGAGGTGTCAAGGGTTTTGGGTCTTCTGGTAGGTAGTTATTTATAAGTTTTAAGGAGAAGTGATGAATTATAGAAAGATTAGGGAAAGTAGGAAGCGTAGGGAAAATATTGAGATTGTAAAGGTTAGGCTTTCGAATTATGGAAAAAATCTTAAATTAATTGATGATATCAGGGCTGAAATTGTGGAAAAAAGGGACAGGCTTGATGCTCTCCGTTGTGGGTGGTCGGATTCTGATCCTACTTTTAGTGGTGGAACTAGCCAAGAGGAGAAAATTATACTTATTCTTGATGAAATTAAATTTTTGGAGGATGAGATAAGAAAAATTCTACTTGATTGTGAGGAAATTTCTAATGCTATTGCTAAGCTTAATGATAATATGCTTCAGTCTATTGTTTTTAGGCTTTGGGTTTATGATAAGTATAGTGATAAGCACGATACTATCAGAGGAATTGCTAGAAAGTATGATTTGTCTAAGAATATGATTTGGAGAAAGAGTGATACTGCTTTGTTGAGCATTTATAAAAGTCTTTATAATGATTAGGTGAAACTAGCTTATAAGTTGTATTTTACTATTATTAGTGGTATTATATAAGTACCAAAAGCCTTATACGTTAAGGATACGGTTTTAAAGGAGAAAGAGCCTTATTAGTTAAGGCTAACCGAAGGTATGCTCTTGTGGCATACCTAATTTTTTTATGAGGATAGAATGGATATTGAAAAATTTGGTGTATATTTAGTAAATTTTTATAAATCAACTGGTGGGGAGTTATCTGGTAAACATTATGCCATAGCTATAACTGATTTTAATAAAGAGCATAAAACTTTTGTTGCAGTACCTATTACAAGCAAGAAATCAGGTAAGAAGTATAGGGGTGGTTTTACTATTTATTGTAATAAATATCAAGAAAATCCTAGTAAAGAAAAAGCTTTCGCTATGGTTAGCAAAATCAGAGAGGTTTCAATACATAGAGTTTATGGAGATATGATTTATAAGTTAGATTATGAAGATATTGAAAAATTAAAGAAGTCTGTTTATAAAGTTTTTGATTTTTTGAATTAATAATTTTTTAATAAATATCTTTATAATGATTGAGATTAGAGTGGTTTGCCACTCTTTTTTATTTGATTTTTTTCAAAAAGGTGTTGACTATAATATAAGTCGGTAGTATAATATAAGTATGAAAGGAGGAAATAATATAATGATTAAAGGCATAAAAAAATTGAAGATTACAGAAATTGAAATCGACCTCAACATTGTAATCTTCAAAATAAAAATTAAACTAACTAAGAGCTCTTAGCTCTTGGTTGGTATAATCATTATATTATAATTTTTATGAAAATCAATTTTGAATGTAAGAAAACTACAAGAAAAGAGAAAATACAAGGAATTATTGGTTGGGGACTTTTTATCTTGATTATTATCTTATTTAAAAAGTTTTTATAGGAGGTAGTATGACTGAGAAGAAAACAAGTGATGCTCAACTTAGAGCTAGTAGAAAATGGGATGCTAAGAATCCTGATGTTAAGAAGAAGTCTAGGAACAAATCGGGTTGTAAGGCTTATATAAGGGACTGGGCAAATGAAGAAGATTTGCTTGAAGTTGAAGAATGGATTAGGCTTAGAAGAGAAAATTTATAAAAAGTGGGACAAATTTCCTATTTTATGGTATACTATTTGTAAGATTAAAAGTGTATACATTTTAAAGGCGAACGATTAGGTTCGTCTTTTTTTATGCCTAAATGTTTGATCCAGACTGCTATCCTCCTTAATTATTATATATTTCTGGTTGTTGTTGATACTATTCATAATTTGTTATAGCAGTCTGGATGAAATGGTTAGTTATTAAGTTTTATTTTATTGTATAGTCTTATATTTTTTGATATATTTATTATATAAAAATATAGGAGGATTATATGAAAGATTACGTTGTTTTACAGGTTTCTCTTAAGGAAAAGCTTGTTGGTACTGGTTCTAAAAATCTTAAAGAGTTGGAGAAGGTTATTAATGAACAGGCTGCTAAAGGCTACAGACTACATACTACATACTATTTCTACTTCTAATGGTGGCAGTAAAGGTTTAATGGGTGGAGATAGAATTCAAGCTACTATGGTTTTTGAATCTATTGATTAATTGTTTATAAATTATTTTTAAAACTTATGAATACGCTAGTAGATATTTATAAATATTAATGACTACAAGTCTATATTGTTAGATATAGAAAAACATATACAAGTAAGGCGAGTTTAGACTCGTCTTTTTTATATCTAAATATAAATTATTAAATGAAGTGGTGATAACATTTGAAAAAGTATAAGGACCAAAATAAAAAGTTCTATGACAGTAAGGCATGGAAGACATGTAGAGAGTACTACATAAGTAAACGAATATTAGAAGACGGTGGACTATGTGAGATATGTAAAGAAAGTCCGGGTGTAATATGCGACCATATAATTGAATTAGATGAAGTAAATGTTAATGATCCTAATATAAGCTTAAACCATGACAATATACAGTTACTATGCATAGAATGTCACAATAAAAAAACTTTCACAAAGGATAGACGAATAATAATTTTTGATGACAATGGAAACCCAATTATAAGTGAATGCTAAAAATAAAAACTAAACTTAGAACCTCCCCCTGTCTAGAAACAAATAAATCAATCAAATCGAGCGACGCCCAACATTCATTTAATGCACAGGAGATTTGCCATAACCCCCACCCTAATTTTTTAAGAAAGGAGATTAAATTTGACAAACTTAGAACAAGATAAAAGGATAAAAAAAGAGATTAATAAATTTAGAAAATTTATAAAAGACTTAGATACAGAAGAAAAGAGAATGGCAATGAACATGGTTAATGAGCTTGCCTTTATGAAAATTACTCTTGAAGATTTGAAAAAAGAGGTTAATGCTAATGGTGTAGTAACAGAAATGCCACAAGGTGAGTATTCAATTACCAGAGAAAATCCTGCCTTGAAATCATATAACACAATGATACAAAGATACAATTCTACACTTAAACAACTTGATGATTATATAAACAAAATAAGTCCTCAAACTGATGAACTAGATACTCTAAGTCAATTTTTACAAAAAAGATGATAAGTTATGATGACAACTATAACCCATTGATAGAATATTGGGAATGGGCAAATAAAAACCCAGAGAAGATAAATAAAAAGATTCATATACAACTAAATAGGTTAGCTAGGGACATTACTGATATTACAAGTGATGTCTATTTTAATTATAAAAAAAGTAATCATGCTATAGAATTTGTAGAAAACTTTTGTAGGAACATAAAAGGTAAAACTGCTGGTAAATTAGTAGTTTTGGATTTATGGGAGAAAGCTTTTATAGCAGCTATATTTGGAATAGTATATAAAAAAACTAACCTTAGAAGATGTAAAAGAGCTGTATTAATAATAGCTAAGAAAAATGGAAAATCATTATTAGCTAGTGCTATAGGATTATATATGTTGATTGCTGACAATGAAGGTGGACCTGAATGTTATGCTGTAGCTACTAAAAAGGATCAAGCAAAAATAGTTTGGGATACGGCTAAAAAAATGGTTAGAAAAGATGTTTGGTTGAGAAAATATGTTAAGACCTTGGTTAATGATATGGTCACAGGATTTAATGATGGTAGTTTTAAAGCTGTTGCCTCTGACAGTGATACTTTAGATGGGTTAAATGTTCACTTTGTTGTAATGGATGAGATTCACCAATGGAAAAATGGTTACCAATTATATGACATTATGTATCGTGGTATGGATAATCGTGATCAACCATTATCATTAATAACATCAACTGCTGGAACTATAAGAGAAGATTTATATGATCAAATTTATGAAGAGGGAAGTAATGTATTAACTCAAGAAGGATTTAAAGATGATAGAAGTATATTTTTTATTTATGAATTAGATAAAAAGGAAGAATGGAAAGATTTTAGTAAGCTTATAAAAGCAAATCCTGGTTTAGGTACCATAAGAAATGAAAAATCGTTAAGAGATGAGTGGGAAAGAACTAAGGCCAATAAGAGTATGTATTTAAAATCTTTCTTAACTAAAAATTGTAATATAAGAGAAACTGATTCACAATCATGGTTAAGCTTAGATGATATAAATAACGAAAAAACATTTGATTTAAAGAAGTTAAAGCCTAGATATGCTATCGGTGGTTGGGATGTATCTAGTACTACCGATTTAACTTGCTTGACTTTTTTATTTAGGATATATGGAGATGAGCAAATATACATTTACCAGCAATACTTTATACCAGAAGAAGTTGCTGAGAAAAAAATAATAGATGATAAAGTTCCTTATGATAAGTGGAGAAAAAGAGGACTTGTTACGTATGTACCTGGTAATAAGATAGATCAAGAATTTTTATTTTATTGGGCTAGGGATTTTGCTAAGGATAATAATGATTTTATCCCCTTATGGACTGGTTTTGATATTTGGGGTGCAGATATCTTGATGAAAAGAACCAAGGAAGAATATGGTGAGAATTCTGTTGAAGAAGTAAGACAAGTTTTCAAGGTATTATCAAATCCCATGAAAGAGTTAGAGGCCGATTTGAAAGCTAAAAGGATAAATTATAATAATAATCCTATTCTTAAATGGTGTTTGGCTAATACGGTTATTCAACAAGATAATAAAGGTAATATTCAACCTAAGAAAGGATATTCTAAGTTAAGAAGAATTGATGGTACTGCTAGTTTATTGGATGCATATATAACATATAAAAGACATATTGATGACTATTTAAATATCATATAAGGAGGTGGATAGTGGGATTTTTTGACAAGTTATTAAAACCTAAAAAAGTTAATACTGAGAAGTTAGTGGATGAATATTTTAGCTTAATAAATGGTTATACTCCAAGTTTTACCTCTTTTGAAGGAAGTATATATGAAATGGACTTAACTAGAAGTGTGATTCATTCTTTTGCAACTCATGTTAGTAAATTGAATATGGAAGTTAAGGGAAGTGCTAACCCTGTTTTAAAAAGAAAATTAAAAACTAATGCTAATGAGATTTTACAAACTGGTAAGTATTTATATAGATTGGCCACAATATTTATGGTAACAAATAATGTTTTGATTGTTCCTATTAGAGATGAACTTACACAAAAAATAAGTGGATACTATCCTATATTAGCTGATGATGGGAAGATAGCAGAATATAATGGGGAATTTTATATTGTATTTTATTTTCTAGGTAAGAAAAGAGCCTTACCTCTTTCAGAAATGGGAGTAATGAACCAGTTTCAATTTAAAGATGAGATTTTTGGAGATAGTAATAAAACATTAAAGTCTACCTTGGACTTAATGCATACCCAAGAACAAGGTTTAAGAGAGGCTATAAAAAATAGTGCTTCTATTAGATTTATGGGTCAATTAGCAAATACTATTAGAGATGATGATTTGGAAAAGGAAAAGCAAAGATTTTCCAGAATGAATCTTGAAAGAAATGATACTGGCATGATGATCTTTGATAATAAGTATAGAGAGATTAAACAAGTTGTTTCAAGACCTTTTACTATTGATGATAAGCAAATGCAACAGATAAAAGATAGCGTTTATACTCACTTTGGTACTAACGATAAAATCTTACAAAATAATTTTAATTCACAAGAATGGGCAGCATATTATGAAGGTAGGATTGAACCTTTTGCCATTCAAGCTAGTCAAGTGCATACTAATATGACTTTTACTGAAAGAGAGTTAGCAAATGGAAATGAAATAATTTTAACGGCTAATAGATTACAATATTTATCACCAACAGAGAAATTGCAAACTGTAACACAATTATTTGATAGAGGGTTCTTAACTCACAATCAAGGTAGGGAAATATATAATATGGCTCCAGTTGATGGAGGTGATAAATACTATATAAGAAAAGAATATTCAGAAACTCAAAAACTTGATGAGGATAAAATAGAACATAATGAGTTAGAGGAGTCTGATGATTAAATAGATGATATATTTGTAAGAATGGAGATGATAATTTGAGTAAGAATATACCAAAAGATAAATTAAATAATAGGCAATTTAGAATAATGAACCCATTAGAAGTCAGAGTTAATGAAAATTCAAACTCTGATTTTTTAGTGCGTGGATATGCAATGAAGTATAAGCCTTATGTACTTTATGAAGACCAAGATGGAGAAATTTTGGAGGAATTTAGGAAAGGATGTTTTAAAGACTCAGATTTATCTGATGTAATTATGCTCTATGACCATCAGGGTAGGGTATTTGCAAGAACATCTAATAATACTCTTAAAATTTCTTTTGATGATGTAGGTATGTTTATAGAGGCTGATTTGTCTAGTAATGATCAAGCTAGAAGTTTATATGAAGATATAAAAAGTGGTCTAATTACTAAAATGAGTTGGTCTTTTAAAACTGGTGACTACTATTTTGATAAAAAGACAAGAACTATAGTTCATGAAAATATTAGTAAAGTTTATGATGTATCGGCTGTTGGAATACCAGCTAATAACGATACTGAAATAAATGCTAGAAATTTCGTTGACGGAGTGATTGATGAAATTGAGACGGAGAGATCTAAAGAGCAAGAAAAAAGAAGGAAATTAGAATTAAAGATTAAATTGGAAAAGGAGTTTTAAATGAATTTAGAAGAAATATTAAAAAGATTAGATGAAATCAAAGCAGAATTAACAAGTTTACAAGAAGATTTGAGTAAAGATGATGCAGATGTTGATGAGATTGAAGAAAAATCAAATTCATTAATTGAAGAAAAAAGAACTTTATTAGAAAAGAAAAAGAATATAGAAGATAGAAATGCGAAAAGAAATAAACTTCTAGAAGATATTGCTGAAGGTAGAAAAGGAATTGTCATTAATGAAAATAAAATTGATAAAGGGGAAGAGGATAGAAATATGAATGAAAAACTTTATAGATCAGCTTGGTTAAAAACTTTACAAGGAAAAGAATTAACATCAGCTGAAAAAAGAGAATATCAACATACAACAGAAAATTCAAAAGTTTTAATACCAACAGAAACTGCTAATAAAATCTATTCTTTGATTGGAGAAACTCATCCAATTGTTGGTGATGTTAAAAAATTAAATTCTGGTGGAATTTTTAGAATGATTAGACATATTGAAATAAAGGCTGGAGATGCCAAGGAAATTGCAGAAGGTAAGCAAAATGAAGATGAGCAAAATGAATTTGTAGAGGTATTAATTTCTGGAGGAAAAATATCTAAACATATAAAAGTATCCTACGAATTAATGAATATGGCTATTGATGCTTTTGAATCTTATATTGTAAATGAAATAGGAAAAAGAATTGAAAAAGCTATGGCTGATAAAATAATTAGTACTATTAAAGATACTACTGACAATACTAATGGAAAGGGTAAGGGATTAGCTTCAATAAATATTATAAAAGCTGATAAGGGCTTGACAGTAGCTAAGATATTAGATGCCCTAGCTTCCATGAAAGAAGTTGGTACAACCTATGTATATGCCAATAGGTCAGATATTTATGGTTCTATTGCAAAACTTGAAAATACTAATCAAACTGTAAACTTTATCACTAATCTACAAGAAGGTATAAAGGGAAATCTATTAGGAAATGGAATTAAACAAGAAGATGCTTTGGCCAAAAATGAAATTCTTATTTTAGATCCATCTCAATTTTTATGGAATACAATCTCACCTCTTGAAATATTAAGGGAAAGAGATGCAAAAACTGGGGATTACACTATAGCTGGTCATTTATTAGCTGGTGGAGCTATGGAAAATATATATGCTGGTGCTTTGATAAATATAAGTGAAACAGCTGAACCTGCAATATAAGGAGAATTTTATGGTAGAAGTTAAAGTTCTAGAAAAATATTTTGATAAAGATTTTGATAGAAATGTTGATGAAGGAGAAACAATAAATGTTTCTCCTGAAAGATTTGAAGAAATGAAAAAAAGAGAGAAAGAAATTGGAAGAAAATTCTTTGAAGAAATTAAACAAATAAAAAGCACAAATAAAAAGAGTGGTCCTTCCAAAAAATAGGAGGATTTATGCAAGAAGAATTAAGCCTTGAGAAAATAAAAAAAGATTTGAGGATTTCTCATTCAAAATTAGATGAAGATATACGAGATAATATAGAGGCTTGTAAGCTAGATCTTAAAAGAGTAGGTATTGATGTTAATAAATCTGATGTGTTATTGGAAAAATCTATAAAGCTATTCCTTCGCTGGCAATATAATTTTGAAAATCAAGCTGATAGGTATAGGAATGCTTATGAGAGTTTGAGAAATGCTTTAAGTTTGTGTGAAGATTATAGGAATAGCAAAAATGTATAGTGAGATAATTATTTTACTAGGTAATAAAAAAGAAGTTATTGATAAATATGGAGATACTATTCAACATCAGGAACAAAGAGAAGTCTTTGCTAGAATGGATAGGATATATTTAAATGAAACTTTACAAGCTATGTCAGAAGGATTTGAAAAACAATTAAGGTTTAGATTATCGGATTATTATGACTATAACAATGAAGAAGAACTCTTGTATGAAGGTAAAAAATGGAAGATTGTTAATACTCAGAGGATAGGAAATGAAATAGAATTAAATTGTGTAGGAGGCTTAGAACATGGTAAGGCCTAATGCGAAAATGAAAGTTACAAAAAAGAATGGTGTAACTTTTGAATCCAATGTAGACCATGTTAAATTTACTATCGAAGAATTAATTCATGCTGCTAATAGGGATGTTGGTAAATTTATTACAAAAGAAACAGCTAATGCAATTGATGATGCCTACAGACCTTACTATGTTAAAGGCCGAATGAGTCTAGTTAGAAAAAATAAATTTAAAAAAACTTATGCAAATAAATCTGTACAGTATTGGGCTAGAAAAAGAGAATTAGATCTACAAGTTGGATTTAAGAATCATAACTGGATGACTCAACAAGAACTTGGTGAATATAATTATCCTAGGTTGGGACTTTTAAGAAATACTGTAGCTAAAAACATTAAAACTATAAACGATATTCAAGGTCAATATATAACTGAGTTAAATAAAGAAAATCCAAGTGTACCGAGTGGTGAGGATGAAGGTGATGGAGAATGATAAGAAAGATAAAGGAAGTGATTAAAGAGCAAGTAGATGATATATCTGAGCTTGCTTTTGATGTTATTCCTGAAAATAAAGTATTCCCACATATTGTGTCGACAATAAGCATGGATATTTATAGAGAAGGTCTTCACACTATGCAGATTGATTTTGATGTATGGGATTTTAATTTGACAAGTAAAAATATAGATGATATTTCAGAAAGATTAATTGATAAGTTAGATAAATTTAAATATACAGATAATGAGCTTAATTTTGTAATGTATCTATTGAGTACAGCGTATATACAAGATACTAATAAAAAGCTTAGAAGAAAGACTTGCACTTTTGAATTGCAAGCTAGAAAGGGGAAATAATGGGAAGTTGTAAAGTTATTAATGGATTAAACTCAAATACAACAAAGCACTTAGTGTTTGACGCTGGTGCTTTTTTTAAAAATTATGATATAAAATCAGATACTTTTGATAGTGCTATAAAAGAAAATAAATTAATTGGGGCTACAAAAGGGGGAGGAAGTTTCAAGGCTATACCAACTTTTAGAGAAATAGAACTTGATGGAATGAGGGGAGCTTTGAAAGGAACTAAAATTCTAGAGTCATGGGAAGTTACTATCGGTGCTAATGTTGCAGAAGTAACCCCTAATAATTTGGCCTTATCTTTGGGAGTGGCTTCAGAAGTTGAAAGCTTAGAGAGTAATCCTCAAAATTATAAGAAAGTTACAGGCAAAATGTGTATAAGTGATAAGGACTATTTAGATAATATAACTTGGGTTGGTACTATTTCTGGTAGTGATGAACCTGTTATAATTCAAGTTTATAATGCCTTAAATACAAAGGGGTTGGAATTATCTTTTGAGGATAAGGGAGAGCTTGTTATAGAAATGGAATTTGTAGGTCATTTTGATATGAAAAGTAAAGAAGTTCCATTTGCTATATATTATCCTAAATTAGAGGAGGTTATTTAATGAGAAATTTAAAATTTAAAGACCTAGGGAAAGCTTCTAAAATAGTTAAGAAATTAAATCTTAGAGTAGATAAAGATACTAACATAAATGATATTGATTCAGTAGGAGCTTCCTTATTTTTAAAGTTAGTAGAAAATTATAATATGGTTCAAGATGATCTAGCTGATTTTATGTCGAATTTATTAGAAGATGAAAATATATCTAAAGAAGATTTCCTAAATTTAGATTTGAATAATGTGTATACTTATCTTGAAAAGCTAAAAGAAGATGAGGGGTTTTCAAATTTTTTATCAGCTCTATCAAATATAGTGAAGACTACTACAAAATAATAGATTTAATTTTACACGAATACTCAAATATTGAGTATTTTTTTAATTTGGATTATTTAGAATCAGAAATAATTCTTAGAGTTATGGTAGAAAGAATCAGAGATGATAAGATTTTTAGAAGATGGATACCATATCAATCTTCTATAAGTTTTGAGGAATTTAAAGCAAAAATAATCGCTGATAATCCAAGTGTAGGATCTATTAAAAGTGTAGATGAAATAATGGTTGATGTTAAAGAAATCTTAAACAAGGTGCAAGGGGGATAGTATGGAACTGTTTAAATTATTTGGTTCTATTATGGTAGACAATAAAAAAGCGAACGAATCTATTAGTAAAACTGGCTCTCTTGCTGGAAAGTTAGGTCAGGGTCTAGGTAAGGGAATAAAGACAGCTGCCAAATGGGGAGCTGCTATTACTGCTGGAGCTGCTGCAGGTGGGACAGCCTTATTTGGGGTTACTAAAAACGCTGCCGATACAGGCGATAGGATAGATAAACTTTCTCAAAAAATAGGAATGAGCCGTAAGGGGTTTCAACAATGGGACTATATTCTTTCACAAAATGGTATGTCTATTGAATCTCTTCAAGGTGGTATGAAGAAAATGAATAAAAATCTTGATGATGCCAAACAAGGTAGTCAAACTGCTGTTGAGGCTTTTTCAAGAATTGGATTATCTGTTGATGATTTAAAGAATGCTAGTCCTGAAGAGGCTTTTGAAATAACTGTTAAGGCTTTACAAGGTATGCCTGATGGTGCTGAAAAGGCAGCTTTGGCCAACGAACTTCTTGGTAGGTCTGGTTCTGAACTTATGCCTTTATTAAATGGTTCTGCTGAGTCAGTAGAGGAATTGAAAAAGCAAGCTGAAGATATGGGACTTGTTTTATCTGATGATGCTGTAGATGCATCAGTTAAGTTTACTGATACACTTGATAATGCTAAGAGAAGTTTGGGAGCTATTGTTGCTAAAATAGGTGTATCTGTAATGCCTTTATTTCAGTCGTTTCTGGATTGGGTACTTTCTAATATGCCATTAATACAGTCTGTTATGACTGTTGTGTTTAATGTTATAAATGAAGCTGTGACCATATTTATTAATATTTTTAAAGATTATTTATTGCCCGTTTTTAAAAGCATAGTAGATTTTGTTATAGAAAATTGGCCACAAATTAGTCAGGTTATAGAAAGTGTTTTTGAAGCTGTAAAAATAGTTATAGATGTTATATCAAATGTATTTAAGGAAATTCTTTTACCAGCATTTAATTATGTTGTAGATTGGGTTAAAGAAAATTGGCCTTATATTTCGGAGATAATAAGTTCGGTATTTGAATTAGTCAAAGTAATATTTAATCAATTTGTAAATACAATTTCTTTCTTATGGAATAGTTTTGGTCAAAACATTATGAATATTGTAAAAATAGCCTTTAATACTATGTCAGAGATTATAAAAAGTGTAATGAAGGTTGTTAGAGGCATATTACAAGTTGTAACTGGTGCTATAAAGGGTGACTGGTCAAGTGTTTGGAATGGAATTAAAAATATAATAAGTGGTGTATGGAATGCAATTAAGGCAATTGTAGATGGTAGAATAAATACAATAAAGAATATTATTCAAGGTGGATTTAATCTTGTAAAATCGATAGTTTCACATATATGGAATGGAATTGAAACTGCAATAATGACTCCAATAAATTCAGCTGCAGATGCTGTAAGAAACGCTATAGACAGAATAAAAAGTATGTTTAATTTTAGTTTTAATTGGCCACATTTACCAATGCCACATTTTTATATAGATGGAAGCATGAATCCATTAAAATGGCTTGAACAGGGAGTGCCAACTATTGGGGTAGACTGGTATGCAAAAGGTGGGATATTTGATAAACCTACAATTTTTAATACAGTTGATGGATTAAAAGGAGTCGGTGAAAAAGGTCCTGAAGCTGTAACTCCTATTTCTAAATTACAAGAAATGATTGATTGGAATACGGGAAAAGATACAGAATTATTAAATAAGATAATAGAAATACTTATGATTATAGTAAATAAAGATCCTAATTTCTATATAGATGGAACGAAAATTTCTAAAGAGCTAGCCCCTTATTTTGATAATGAATTGTATAAAAGAAAACAAAGGGAGGTATTTTAGGTGCATGAACTTATTATAAATAATAAACGCATTGATGATTGGGCGATAGTATCTCAAGTAGAATACAGCCCTTTTAGTATTGTGAACTTATATAAAGAAAGAGCTGATAATTATCCATCATTTTTTGGAACTTCAAGAACTAATAAACTAATAAAAATAAGTTTAGTTTTGAAGAATCGATGTCAAGATTATCTTAATTTACAAGAAGATTTGGAAAATAAAATTCTAACTGAAATAAAATCTGATAGTCCTTCATGGATAGAATTAGATAATAGATATTTTTATGGGATTTTAGAAGATGTAGAGATTAGTAAGATGTATCAAGGAAGTGCCACCATAACTTTAAACAATATATATGGTAAGTGGTTTAGTAAAAAGATTACAAAAAAATTAGGAGAATCGTTTTATCTAAAAGGTGTAGAAGAAACGGATGTAGCTATTATTAATTTAATACCAACTACAACAAATCCAAAAATACACTATAAGGATAAGAGTATTAGTATAGAAAATGCTTTGGTACAAAGAAATATATCAATAAATTTATCAGATAAAACTGTAAAACAATTAGGAGAACACTTAGCTATAAATATTGACAGTGATTTTTTTTAATTTAGAATTAGGTAGCAATATTATTGTTACAGAAAATGCTAGTGGAAGTATAGAATATAGAGAGGTGTTATCTTTATGATTTATATTTATAATAGGGATGAAACACAAATTGATAGCCTAGATATTGAACCTAAATTTACAGAAGAAATTGGTAAATTAAGAACATTAGAGTTTGAAAGTGAAAAAAAGTATGAAAAGGGATATAGGGTAGTAGCATTAATTGATAATATAGCTTATGAATTTGTAATAATTGATACAGAATATTCAAGGTATCATTTTACTGAAAATTCTTATTTTTGCCAAGATTCTTTGATTGAATTACAAGCTATACCAATAATGGATTTAAGACCTCAGGGAGGTATAGATAAGGCTTTAAGTTCTATATTAAAAGATACCAGGTGGAAGTTTCAACTTATAAATGGATATAACTCTAATCAATCTTCTAAAAATAGTTTTTATCATATTTCAGCTCTTGAAGCTTTTTCAGAAATTGTTGAAACTTATAGGAGTGAATGGATAACTGAATATAGGTTTTCAGGATCTAAAATTACTGAAAGAAAAATCCTCATTTATCAAAGAGATGGTAGGAGTAAGGGTAGGCTTGAGTTTGGTAAAAATATAGTAAAATTTAAAAGGAAAATTTTATCTGAGCCTATAATAACTGCTATTATTCCTTTTGGAAAAGGTGAGGAAAAAGAAAGTGGCGGCTATGGAAGAAGGATAGGGATAGAAGATATAAATGATGGTATACCCTATATTGAAAACAAGGTGGCTACAAAAATATATGGAATAGGTGATAAGAAAAATAAATTACCCTTATTTGGTTTTTTAACGTTAGAAGATATAACTGATCCACACGAGCTTAAGAAATTAGCTCAAGAAGAGTTAGATATAGTTTCTCAACCAAGAGCTGAGTATGTGGTTGATGCCATAGATTTAGATATAGAAGCTAAAATAGGATATGAAGTTCCAACTATAGATGATGAAATAGGATATAGGTCATATTCTAGAATAAAAAAGATTGTTAGAGAAGGTAAGGATATAAAGCTTACCTTTGGTAGTGTTACAAAAAAATTCACTGATTCTTTTCAAAAAGAAATAAAAAATACGAAAAAAGAATTTAATAATGTATATGAACAATTAAACTATCAGATGGAGTCATCTGATGGTAAGACTACAGTTTATACAGGAGCTAGTAAACCAAATAATCCAAGCAATGGTGATATGTGGTATAGAGAAAATACAGATGGTTCTGTAGATATGCTTTTTTATAAAAATGGGGAGTGGACTGAGAGGATTTCTGAAAGACTTTTTAAAGAATTCAGAGAAAAAATGAATGAAAATTCAAACCTTATAAAAAAGGCAGAAGAAAAGGCTGACCAAGCAGAAAAATCACTTGAAGGCATTAAGATTGATATAGAAAGTCTTGGAGATTTATCACAATCTTTATCGAAATTAAATGAAGCTCAAGAAAGCATAGGTAATTTGGAAAATGATATAAGTTCTATTATGGGACAAATATCTGCTGATTTTTATGATAAAGCACCAACACCACCATATAAATTGAAACAAAAATGGTATAAGATACACTACACTCCTTCCAAAGAAATAGACCAAGGATATGATTTATTGTCTAATGATGATAGGATTACATTGGATGAATTTGCAAATCCTGGACTTTTCATATGTATAAAAGCTAGGAAAAAAGGTGAAAAATTTTCTTGGAACGATTGGAAGAGAATTGCAACAGATAATACAAGCTTAATTGAACAGCAAGCTAATTTAGCAGAAAAAGGATTGTTAGAATTAAAGAACGGTCTTGTAGATTATGCTAAAAATAGTGATGTTGAAAAATTAATGTATACAGAGCAAATAAAAACAGATAAAAAAATATCAGATATACTTTTGGATTATTCTAAGACAAATGAAATTCAAAAATATGCTATAACTGTTGCAGAAAAAGAAGCTGGGAAAGTTTCTAAACAATTATCTGAATATGTAAAAACTAACGATTTAAATGATAGAGGATATAGTACAACTGAATATGTTAATTCTAGCATATCAACAGTAAATAACAACATATCTTCTTTGAATAAAAAAATAAACGGCCAAGATGTAAAGCTAAATGTATTAACAGAAACGGTAGATGGAAATAATAGAGTTATAGCTGATTTAGAAGGTAAAACTGGAAATACTTCTATTTCAACAATAAGACATATGATAAATGAACACTCTACAACTCTTAGAAATTTACCAGAAAATATTACTGAATTTGCAAATTTAATAAATAATACACCAGTTCCACCTTATAAATTAGGATGTGTATGGTTTAAAAGTAATTATAAACTTGCAAATGAAGATTATGATGTAATATATGAGAATGATGAAATATTTTTAGAAGAACTTTCTGATTCTGGTACTTGGATATGTGTTAAAGCTAAGCAGAAAGGTGAGAAATTTTCATGGGATGATTGGATGAGGGTTTCATCCGATAATGATGGAAATATTTCTCAGATATACCAAGATATAGATAAAATTCAATTGAGTATGATAGATTACAATAAAAATATTGGAACAAAATTTAAGCTATTAACAGATTCTATGAACCTAGAAGTTTCAGATATAAGAAATAATTTTACTGGTCAATTGAATATATTGAAAAATCAAATAGATATAAGTGTTAAAAAAGGGGATTTATTAGGAGAAATAAATACTCAAGCAGGAAATGTCCTAATAAAGGCTAGTGATGACACCAATAAGTCAATATTAAACATAACATCTAAAGGAACTTATATTGAAAATGGTTTAATAAAGACAGCTCATATATCAACTGCTGCAATTACAGATGCTCTTTTAAAAAATGTAACTTTTGATTGGGCTGTAGGAAAAACTTTAGATGCTAAGAAAATAAATGTAGTTAATTTAGATGCGAATAAAATTGTAACTGGTACTTTATCTGCAAGCAAAATCAAAGGTGGAACACTTGATGCTAGATATATTACTGTTAAAAACTTGAATGCTAATGCAATAAAATCTGGAACCATTTCTGGTAAAAATGGATTATGGAATCTTGATTCAGGAACATTTCATTTTAGAACATCAAATTCAAAACTTTCTATTTTGCATGCATCTTTGCTTTTTTATTATAAAGATTCTTTAAGAGCAATATTAGATAAAGGTGGTTATACCTTTTATGGACCGGATGATAAAAGATTGGGAGCTTTCTCAAATTCATATTTGGATAATGGTCGATTTACAATTAAAATACTTCACAAAGCAAGCGAAAATAATATTTCATTGGGTTACGATGATGAGGAAGAAAACTATCATAGTTATCTAATCCTAGATAAGTACAATAAGAGTAGGAAATTATCTAAGTCGTATTACCCGATTCAATTTCAATATGAAACATATTTTACAAAAGACATTTTTATTAATAATAGTATATATTTTAATAATGATTTTAAAATAAAAACTACAAATGTTAATTCTAAGAAGGGAGTAGAAATATCAGACTCTAGTGGAGATGGATTAAGTGTTGCATGGAATGGAATATATCACACAAGTTTTGGAACTTCCAATAAACTAGCTACAGAAAAAGATTTAGACAAAGTTAGAAATGATTTAAGAGATACAAGAAATAGTTTAAATGAAATGATAGATGCATGGAACAATTCTGTAAGATAAGGAGATTAAATGAAACTTACAAATAATGAAATATATGGTATTCATAGTGCTATAAGTGAAATTATAGATCAAAAAGTATCGGTTAAGACAGCTTTTAAATTAAGCAAGATACTGCGTTCACTAGAAGATGTAATAATTATATGTAACAAAATAATAAAAGACTCAAATGATGATGAAGTTGCTGAATTATTAAATGAAAAAACAGAAGTAAATATAGAAAAAATTGAAGTGGCAGACCTGGATGAATTTGAAATATCAATCAGGAATGTCGCTTTTTTAAATCCTATAATTAATCAAGAAAATGTGGAAAGTGAAGGAGGCAAAGATGGAAAGTAAATTTATAAAAGATATTACTAATTATATTGTCGTGAGAAAACAAGATGAATCAGAAATGTTGGCACAATTTGATAGATATAATGGAAATATCTATTGGACTGATAATATTGAAAATGCTACTAAGTTTGAAAGCAAAGAAAGTGCAAATCAATTTTCTAATTTACAAAATCAAATATCAAATTTGATGAACTTGAATTTTAAATTTAATGTGCTAGAAAATCATAATGTTATTAGCGAAGTTTCTGATTAGGAGGAAGTTATGCGTTTAAGTAGATTGATATTTGGAGAAAAATTATCAGATCAAATAGTAGAACAAAATGAAAATATAAAAAAAATTAGAGGATTTTATTAACAACAATGGCGTGGGGGATTTGAAAGATATTAAATATATATACAGAAAAGATGATACTGTTAAAAATGGTGATCATATTGGTGTTATTAAACAGCATTGGGATTCTTTTGGCAACGATCAATTAACAATCAGAGCAATTCTTAATGGAAATGAATCTGTATGTTTTATTCATAAATATCAAAATTTATATGGAGGAGTCATCATTTTTGGTAATGTTGGTTTTGAAGTATATAAAGTTTCACAATCGAATTTTATAAAAGTTATTTAAAGTAGGTGATAGTATGGAATGGACTATGATAGCAAGTGCATTAATAAAAAATGGTCCTCTGGTAGTAATAGCGGCGATTTTTCTTAAGGTGTATATGGAAGATACTAGCATAAAAAGAAGCGAAAGAGCAGAAGACAGAAAATTACAAAAAGAAAATAACGATAAGATCCTAAATTTAACTGAAAAAGTAACCCAATCTATTGAAACAAATAAAGGGGAAGTAAGGTGTTTGGGAGAAAAATTAGAGGTGCATAACTCTTCCTCCGGGGCTTCCCTTGCTGAGATTAAGCAAGGGGTAAATCAGATACAAAAAGACGTTACTGTTTTGAATAATAAAATAGATGATATAGCAGATGACATTGATAAAAGTGCTTAGGACTAGGTAAAATCTAGTCCTTTTTTAGTACACACTAATAAACAGATCATATAACACAATGTGGATGAAGTGTTGGAAAATAGCCGATACAATTTCACAAGGAACTTCACAAGGAGTAAAAAATGAATGATATTTTAATAAAAATTTTAGTAAGTGTAGGAATATTAGTTTTGACAAATGTATTTGTATATTTAAGTAACCTAAGCAAAGAGAAAATAGCAAAAATAGAAAATATAAAATTTAGAGACGCAAGCTACAAGCTATTAGATATAATTACAAAATGCGTATCAGCCACCAATCAAGAGTTTGTTGGAGATCTTAAAAAAGAAGGGAAATTTGATAGAGACCAACAAGAAGAAGCTTGGAATAAAACAAAAACAAAATTAATAAAATTCTAGATAAAGAATCTAGAGAAATTTTAGATAAAGCTTATGGAGATCTTAACTCTTATATAAACCAAAATATTGAAGACGAAGTAACTAATCAAAAAGGAGATAAAAATGAGTAATTCAAGCTTAGTAAATAGAACAGATTACAGTCCTAACCATAGCGGAACAAGAAAACATTCTATCACAAAAATAGCTATTCACCATACGGCAGGAGTTTTGACAGCTGCTGGAATTGGTAGTGTTTTTAAATCTACATCTAGGCAAGCTTCTTGCAATTATGGAGTTGGATCAGATGGAAAAATTGTTTTAGTTGTAGATGAAGCAAACAGGGCATGGACAACATCTTCAGCCTGGTGCGACAATCGTGCAGTAACAATAGAAACATCTAACAGCCAATACGGTGGCAATTGGCCAGTATCAGATTTTGTATTAAATAGGTTAATCGATTTGGTAACAGATATATGTAAAAGAAATAATATTTATCCTTGTACTTATACAGGATGGAAGGATGGAGTATTACAAAAACATGAATGGTATGCACAAACAACTTGCCCTGGTCCATACTTAGGCAGCAAGTTTTCCTATATTGCAAATGAGGTAAACAAAAGACTAAAGGGTGGAAATTATACAGCAAAAACTGTGGCAGATTTGTATAGGGTTAGAAAATCTTGGAGCGATTCTAAAAGTCAAAAGGGGGCTTTCAAGAACTTAGAAAGTGCAAAAAGTTTGGCCAAAAAATATAATTATAAAGTTTATAATAAAAATGGGAATCAAGTTTGGCCAGAAGTTAAAGGATCTAATAAAAAAGGAAAACTTATTAAGTATGAAAAATGGACGGGAATAACTTTAACAGAATGTAATGTAAGAACAGGCCCATCACTAAGCTCACCTGTTGTAGCTTGTTATGAAAAAAATGAACCAATACATTATGATCAAGTCTGGGAAGGTGATGGTTACAGATGGATTTCCTACATTGGAGCAAATTCTGGTCAAAGGAGATATGTTGCTTGTAGGAGACTTTCTGGAGATACAACACCTTGGATTAGGTTTTAAAAAAAGTACAATATAATTGATAGATAGACTATGTATTGTGTTTATCAAAAATTTCTGCATTGGCCACTGGCTTTTGGCTGGTGGTCTTTTTTATTCTACATAAAATTTTATAATTAAAGATAAACATATTTATTGATTATCTTTTTAATTATGATATAATTAAATAAAAGTAAGAAGGAGGTGTAGAATGATTTTAGAATTTTCAGTAAGTGGATTTCTTTCATTTAAAAATGAACAAACAGTTTATTTTACACCATTTAAGGGATCACGCATAACAAATACAAAATACAATGACAACTTTCATACACATAGAAAGTGTAGACCAATGAAGTCTTTATTATTATTTGGAGATAATGCATCTGGTAAAACAAATTGGTTTTATGCACTTGAGAAGATGAAAAGTATAATAAAAAATGGTTTAGGTGAAATTGATAAAGATATTTTTAATAAGCATTCTAATGAGATTTCATTTGGAATCTCACTACTAGATGATAATGAAGATATATATAAGTACTATATTTCTTTTAATAAGGATGGATATATAGTTAAAGAAAAGTTGGTTAAGAATGACAATGAAATTTATACATTTTTTAATAATAAGTTAAGAGTTAATGATTTACCAACAGACAAAAAAGAAATTGAAGTTTTAGAGAAACTATTTTCTAAATCTTCATCAAATACTTTATTATTAAAGTTGAAAGATATTTTAGACGTTCCTATAGATTCTTTCTTTAAATCTATAGATAATATAAAGGTAGTTGCAGAATCATTTGTAAACAAAGAAATGAAATGGTTCCCTGTAGATCTTTTTTCTGAAGAAGTGAAAAATGAAATAGAGAAATTGAAAAATATTGTAATATCTATACTACAGTCATTAGATAATACTATTATAGATTTTAAATTTGATGAAAGAATAATAGATGATAAAAAAGGGCGTGGGTTTGAAATGATTCTGATCAGGAAAAATAAGGATCAATTTAATCTACTTTCAGAATCTTTAGGAATAAAAAAAATAATAGGATTACTACCAAATATATTAAAGATGTATGATGGAAAATCTATATTTATTGATGAATTAGATTCTTCCATAGGTTCAAAAGCGTTGATAAATTTATTTAATTCGTTTATAAATTCGGAAAATAATACTACTGGACAAATTATTATTTCTACTCACAATTTAACTTTATTAAATTTAGATATGTTTAAATCTTCTCAGATGTATTTTGTATATAAGAATTCTGATTTATCTACAGTTCTACATTCTTTAGAAGAATATGACTTTAGGAGTGGGAAAAAAGGTATAAATGAATTGTATATGAAAGGTTCTTTTGATACAAATGAATAG